TGGTGCTGGATAGATAGTTTCTGTAACTAGAGAAGCTGAACCAGCTGTTACGTCTGCGATACCTGTTCCTAAAACTGATGCAACGTGTAAGGGCGATTGAGGAGTTGATACTTGAAGTCCAAGTCGTTTGTTAGTGGCATCTACAAAAGAATCTGGAAGTGCACCAAACTCTCCTGAGTTATTAGACTGTAGTTCTCCGTTAGAACCTGCTGGTGTTCCACCTGATGATACGTCTACAAACTCTAGCCCATTTTCTGCATCATTTACTTTAGGAAACTTACCTGCCTGACCTATGTAAGAATTAGGTACATCTGTCAACGCTGTAAATTGCCTAGCACCTCCACCTCCTGCAATAGTTTGTTTTACTACCTTAGGCTCTCTTGCTAGCTTTGCAACCTCATCATAATCTTCAAGACCTGCAATAGCTTCTTTTGTAAGACGTTCATCATCTTGTAAAAGTTCAAGGCTATCTCTAATTGGTTTGCCTAATTTTGGTATATCTTGCTCTATCTGTTCAATAGTAGGTATCGTAGGTTTAATACGCTCTACGGCGATTGTAGCCGATTCTAGGGCTATCTTTTCAGTATCCACCACGGCATCTTTGCCGTCTTTGCCGTTTTTTCCGTCAACACCATTTTTAATATTGAGCTTTTTTCTCAATTCTTCTGCTTTTATATCTACTTTGATGTTGAGCTTCTTCATTTAGATTATATTTAATGTTACTGTTATGTCTTGTTCTTCCTCAACTTTTGTCTTTAGTTCTGCAAATGATTCTGCATAGTCTTTAGGTATAGGTATCTCTATAGCTTGAATACTTTGTTTGATAGTTTCTAATTGATTAAGTATCGTACCTGTAGTTTCTGATAGAGTTTCTACCTTTGTGTCTACTTCTTCAATACTTTCAAGTAATACAACCTCACTGTCCGTAGTTAAGTGTGCGAGTTTTTCTAATTTTTTGAGGTTTTTGTCTTGCATACTTACTTTTTCTTTATGTTTGGTATAATTGCCGTCTTACCAGTCTTTAAATCCTTGATATAAACATCACCCGTTTTAGGATTTATTTTAGTGACTCTAATAGTTGCATTTTCGAGCTCGGTAATCCCCAATTTATCCTTTACTATCGACTTAGGTAGATACATGGTCGCACCTGAACCTACAAACTTTTTCCCATTTCCACTTGGCAATAATTTTGTATCTGGTACACTTATGTTAAATGGAATTGTTGATTTTTTTGATTGTGGTTGCGATTTTTTCATGGATGGAGTGATTCCTTGTTTTGAAATTATCTCCATATTTGAATCTGTAGGTGTTATTTTTATTGGAACTCCTGAACCTTTAGAAGAACGAACACCTGTTGTGCTTTCAGGCAATTGAAGTAATCCTTTAGGAGATTTTTGTCTGAATACGTTTTCTGTAGTTTGAGAAACTTTTGGTGTGATAATTTCTTCAGTTTTATTTTTATTTATAAACTCTGCAATTTTTGCCTGGACTGATTTATTAGAGAAGAACTTTTTAGTCAAGAACCCTGATACTGCTTGTGGGCTTCCATTTGAAAGTACAATCCAATCTGTTAAATTGATTCCATTTAATCCACTTTTACCTACGACTTGGTCTCCAAGTGTATCTACAATAAAACGTGATAATTGAGTTTGTTTATTCAATTCATCGAGATTTGAAAATCCTAGTTTCTTTGCTGTATCAAATTGCCATTCTCTCAAAGCGTTATCTATGTTAGTAGATTGTGCAACTTTCTCGCTATTAGTGAGCTTGTTATACCCCAATTTTACGTTCTTTTCATATAGTCTTTTAACTCTATTGATTTCCTCCATTGTAAGACCGTCCGTAGAATGTTTTTGTACAAGTTCTTTAACCTCACTAAGATATGGTGCTTTTACGTTTGCACCTGATTCACTTTCTGCTCTTTGTAGCAAACCGTTCAACGCGTCATCAACTGCACCATTTTTATATAATCCTGGTAACTTTCCAATTTCTTGGTCTACAGTAGCCACGGACTTAGCAAACTTATCTGCTTCTTTTGCAATTATTTTTTCTGGCGACCCAAAGTTTCCTGTCTTTGTTAGGTATTCTCCTGGAGTAACCCCAGACATCTCTTTAAACTTATTAAACTCTGTTGGATTTAATCTCGACACCCTATTCATTATGGTGGCACTATCAGGTAGATTTTGTTGCACAACCTTTGCTCCCTTACCTGCAACCTCTAACGCTTTTGAACCTGCCTTTACAGCTTCCTTTCCTGCAATACTTGTACCTTTTCCAATAGGAATAAGTGAAGCAATATTAACTACTGATTCCAAGTTAGCAGATGCTTCTGGGTTCTTTTGCTTCCAGTCTTGATATGAAGCCATAATATCCTGTGCCCCTTGCGACTGCATTACAGCTTCAGTAGCTTTTTCACCAACTTTTTTAAACTGTTTTATTCCAGGGATTAGATTTGCTATTGGAGATACTACTTTACCTGCTGTTTCTACTACTTTACCTACCATATCATTTATAAACCCTGCACCTTGTCCAACAGTCTGTAGACCTTTACTTAAAGGGTTTTGTTTGCTAGATAGAATCTCTTTTGTTTTTTCTATCCTTGACGGTTTAGCGACTGGCGTAGTAATAGTTTCTTGTGTAACTTGACTGCCAAGTTTATCTCCGTAGAAGTTTGATAATTGTTCTGCTGTGATTATTTGTTTTGCCATATTATATTTGTGAAAAGTTACCATTACCTAGTGACTCTAAATATACACCTTCTGGTGTTTTAATAATCTCTCCTTTTTGCAACTTAGTTAGACCATCTTTTGACAGAGATTCTAATGGAGTAGAAAAAGGGTCAATAAATGTTTTTACATATTCGGATTGTGAATATATAGGATTTCTTGCAGTTAGATTCTTGTAATTTGTAAGAGCTTCTTTTTTTGCATTTGTGGTTGCTTTTTGTAAAGTGTCCACAATTCCTCTTTGCCCTCCACTCGTTACATAAGTGAAATAGTTTTCAATTCCTGAAGCTGGTTTTACTGCTTCCTCAATCAATCCTACATCTGGTCCAGTCAAAGCTCCCAAATTCGCCGCCTCCTTATATGCAATTTTAAAATCTGCATAGGCTCTATCAATAGCTGATTTATTTTCTCCAACTGCTTCAAATCCAAATACTTCTACAAGACTCTTATATCTATCTTGCTTAATCTTCATATCTGCTAAAGCCTTTAGTGCCTTACCTTGTGGACTGTTATCTACATTTTTTAATTGTACTTCACTTAAAGTAATACTGTCTTTATCTAATGCTTCTGCTCTTGCTTTTTGTGCATCTGCCTGTGCCTTACTAATTTGAGCAAGTTTGAGAGTTCTATCAAGTGAGCCTACAAATCCACTCTTTGCACCTAGATTATATACATCTGATATAGTAGTAGCTTCGTTAATTTGCCTAATAAAATCAGATTTACCTCCACCATTTTGTGCAAGCTCTGTTATCATGTCTGCTTTAGCTTTTTCTAGCTCTTTAACATTAGCCTTTTGTTCTTCTCTTGACTTAATCATCAAGTTAAGTGTCTTTTCCTCCTGCTTTGTTAGGTTATCTACGTTCTGCTGACCGAAAGTCTTTAGATATTCTATTTCATTATCAATAGGGGCAAGGAGTAGTTTAGTTTTTCGCTCTGCATCTGACTTAATAGCTTCAATATTTCCAAGAGATGCACTCTTTCTAATAGCCAAGTCTGCAAGTCGTCTTCCGTAGGTATCTTCTATAGAGTTTATCTCTTGCTGTGCCTGTCCTTTAGACATTGGGGTACTTCTTATTCTATCTTGCTCTGCTCTGAACTGTACTTGCTGGTCTGCAATTTGTCTATTTAAGTCGCCTAGTATTTTTTGTTCTTCCCCAAGTCCTGCTTGCTCTTCTATTTGTGTTTGATTTGTAACAATATCTCCTCTTGAAGTAGAAAGTTCTTTTGCTCTTTGAGAAAGTAATTGCTGTGCCTGATTTCCTTGATTACCTGAAGCCTTTATTATAGCTTCTGCATCAAGTCGAGCCTTTTCTATATCACTTAATGCCCCTTGTGTAGTGGAAGCAATAATTGCACCTGCATTTGTATTTGTATTAGGTGTAGGAACATTTATTCTTTGAGCTGGTGCAAGCGAATCCCCTGTAATATTTGCAGGTTGATTTGTTGGCGCTGGAAGTGGGTCGTTAAAATATATAGGATTATCTTGCGTACCTCCTATACGATTGTATTTTATTGTTTCACCTGTGGCTTTGTTTATTGTTTCGTTCATATTACTGATTTTTTACGTTATCTAAAATAATTTCATCTACTGTTGTATCACCAGTTCCGAGCATAGCCACCTTTATCTCGATTAGTGTATCTGGTTGATTAACTGCATCTTTTTGGAACTTGTTTGTAACTGTATTGATTGAGTTTACTTTTATCCAATTCTCTTTTCGTGCTTTTGCTGTACCTGATACACCTGTGATTTGTTCATCAAGTGTGACTGTGTATGTTCCAGCATTTTCACTGATAGCAGAGATATGTGCAATACGCCCACTTCCCTTACCCCTAGTTATTGTTACTTCGTTTCCTTTTGCAAGACCAGTTTGTGTAGTTGTAAATGTATCTGTAGATGTCCATGTTATTGTAAAATCAACATGTTCTGCACGTTCTGTACGATATTTTACCACAAAATTAAATCCTTGTGTAGGAACAAATAGAGTTGTGATGTAATTAAACATCTCTTCAATATTACTTGCTCGTATTTGTGAAGTTACAAAAAAACCACACTTCTCTACTTCATCATAAAATGAATCAGTCCATATTCCATGTGCTGTTGTTGTAGCATCTGTGTAATATTCTGCACCTGCTAGGAAGTTTCCTTTTAATACTTCTGATGTTCCATATAAGTCTGGTGTTTCTGCAAGCCCTCCAGCTCTTGCTATTGATATTTGCCCATAGTCTGTAATTGAGCCACCTGAATCTGGTCTTGTTCTATAAGACAATGAGTGTTTATGGTACAAACTAACATCATCATACTCCCATATACCAGAATGTATGTTGTCCTGATATTCTACAGTAGTTGTGTTGTTGTCCTGATTATTAATAAGCATAGACATATACCCATCAATCTCACAAAGTCCATTAGGGTGTATAAATCTTGTGTTTGTACTTATCTCGTTTGCTTTAAATAGTTTGTTTCTTCTTGTTGGAAGTCTTGCAATTACCTTAAACCCTGAACCAGTAAACTGTAAGAGCTCTGCGTTTGAGTTAACTACATATGGAATATCTTGTGACACAAAACCTGCTAGTGCTCCTTGTGCAAATACTTTGTAAGCTCTATTCCACTTGTTTACTGTAACACCATCCCATTCAAATACCAATCCATCACCACCGTATCTATGAATAGTACCAATATGGATACCGTTAGAAAATGCTCTCATCCATAGAACTTTGTATTCGTTTGGGAGTGACATTGTATATGTACCAGAGGTTGCGTTTGTGAAGGTATTGTCTGTTGAATAAATCTTAGAGTCAATATCTAACCAATATGCTCTGTTGTTGTACACACAAATAGGGTGGTTTTGCCCAGAGCCACCAGAGAAGGTTCTCCTTAAAGTAAACCCTGTACCTACTGCATCAGTTGAACGTGAATATAATGCATCAACTGAAGATACAAGTAATACGTCACCTGCCGAAGCACTAAACACTTCTAGGTCTGAATAATCAGAACTACAGTTTGTTGGTGGAGTTCCAGTAGTTTCTTCTACAAAGTTAGCTACAGGACTACCAGAGTTCTTATATACTTTTGTGCCTGCAATTGTAAACCACTTGTTATCAAAGTATTTAAATCCTACTGGTGTTCCGTCTAATGGCGTAAGAGCTGTTGGAGTAAATATTGTTCTCGAAGCAATACTCATTTTCCCCTTGTTATAGGTCAAATCGCAGTTGAATGTATTGTACAAAGTTCCCTGTGTATCTCCTATATTGTACTGTGTGATATTGTTGTTAAATATTTTCATAGATATGGCACTATATATTCTTTACCTTTCCATTTTAATACTAATGCTCCAGTAAATGCTTTTGGTGCTGTCACTGAGCCTGCGACTACGTTGTATACCTCTGTCAATTCTTGTGTAGAATCTTCATTCTTGATTACTTCGTTTCTTATCAATTCTTTTAATTCATATGGCATACCAATAACATTCAACATTTCTCGTAACTGATTTACTTCATTCTGCAAGTCATTCAATTGTTTCTGTTGTTCTGGTGTCATATTAGTTATCGTATCGTACAGCTAGTGTTCTATCATCTGCTGACGTTATAGCACTTGGAGTTATGGTTGTTGGTAAAGTTCCTGAACTAACTGTGAGTGTTCCTACAAGTGTAGGCTTTCCTGATACTGCACTGAATAGTGATTCTGAAGTGTTATCTGTTTGGAATACTTGTGGGCTGAAACTTCCTGATACTGGAACCATGGCGATATAATATTGACCTGATGCAATTACCACAGGAGCACCTAAGTTAATTGTTTGGATACCTGTTCCACTAATTGTTGAACTTGTTGCATCTAGGAGCTTTGAAGTACCGTCATATGAGTAGATTCCTACTTTCATTGTACCTGAACTTGAAAACCCACCAATTCCGAATGTTAGTTTGTTTACTGTAATAGTCTGGTTAAACTCAATAGCTCCTAAGTGCATAACTGTAGTCGTTGAGATTGACAATGTTCCGATACCACTTGCAATTAAGACAGGTCTAGGAACTTGTGTTACTGACACTGAACCAGTTTGAGGAGCACCCCATGTACCGTCACCTCTCCAAAATGTAGAAGCTGTTGCACCTGTTCCCCCGTTTAGGTTTGCCACTGGTAGGTTTCCTGTGACACCTGTTGAAAGAGGAAGCCCTGTACAGTTTGTGAGAGTACCTGACTGTGGAGTCCCAAGAATAGGGGTTACAAGTGTCTGGTTTGTTGAAGTACCACTTGTATTTGATACTGCTTTAGCACCACCTGATACCGTAGACAGTTTATAGTCAACGGTAGTAGTCACACCTGAACCATCAATACCTACTTTTGCTTTTAATGCTTCTACTGCACTACCTACATAATTATGTTCATTAGGGTGTGTATCTTCTACTAGTGTATTGTTTGACCAGTCTGTTTTTATTGTTGGATTTAAGTCTGTTGGATATGCCATATGTTTATATTATTATTTTGATTCGTTTGTCCAAGTATCTCCTGTACCTAGATAACCTGCGTATACTTGTAGTCCTGTAATTGGGTCTGTCTGAGCACCTGCTGTTAGGAGAGGTTGCCCTGCTTCCCATCCTGAACCGAATGAACCAGGCTTTGTTTCTAAGTTCCAGTTAGTAGTAGTCATGTTATCTATTGTCTTGGTAAGGTGTTGATAATGCTTGCCTTTCATCCCTATTACGTTTTGAGAAGTAGGCAGTTATTTCGTTCTCTACCTCTACTCTTATATCGTATTTATTCTTAGCGATAGGCAATACTCTGTCTATTGCATAATCGGCAACAGCAAAGTCTACAAGGTAGTGATGAAACACTGAAGCGAATCCAGGCTTTTTTGTCGTGTCTGAATATGTAAAATAGTCTGCTCCTCGCCTAAAGTAAATCTTTAATCCTGCTGATGAATTAAAGTTTGGTGTGACATCTAAATACAGTACATCTCCTCTCTTGTCATACTTAGTAGGCATACCTGTTCTACTTGTATTGTTTTCGATATATGCAATTTCTGTTTTATCTGATGAGTCTATAGGGTCAAGTACTCTCCATACTCCTGAAGAGTCTTTAATTAAAACCTTTTCAATTTCTAAATGGTCAAGGGCAAATACATATATTCTTTGACCAGAAACTACGTTTGTAGAAGCTATTGCAACATTTTGATAGTTATTATCATCCCACTGCCATCTTCCATCTGCTGTCATAGAGAGAAAGTAAAATCTGTCTAATCCTCTATTGACTCTATTAGTAAATTGATACAAGAGGTCTGTGTCACTTGTAATACGCCCATATCCTTTATCTCCGAATAGTTTTTCTTCTATTCCTTGTAAGATACCTGATTTTGTTGTAATTTCGCTAAATTGCATTTTATTTTATTACGGGCTAAGTACAAAGTATCTTCTCTGTACCCAGCCCATAAGGGCTAGTTATTGTTACGCTCCTGTAGTGACACTTGTCCATGCAGTTGTTCCACCAAGGTTTACATACAATCGTGTTGAGGTTGAAGAACCGTCTACTCGAATATATAGAGAACCTTTAGTAGCTGTGTGTGATGGTGCACCTACTCCAGCAGTGACAACAAAGTTTGATGACCCCATACCTAGAAGAGTAGAAGCTGTAGAAGACATTACGGCTTCTGTTGCTGTACTTACTGCTCCTGGGAATGATGGATTTATACCGTTTGGTACTGGCATAATTGTTATCGGTTAGCTTTTAATTTTCTTGCAAGCTCCTCTGCTTTCTGTTCTGCTTTCTTTGACTTGCTTTTGTAAGTTTCAATAAGCTGTTCGTATGCAGTGTTAGTTGTTTCAACTTTAGATTCCTCTGTAGTATCTGCAACTTCTTTTGTTGATTTCTTTGGCATAATTGTATTTCTTGCGGGGGATTTGCTAGGCAGAGTTGGTGGGCGTATAAACGCTGTGGCTACCTAGCAAGCCCCCAACAAGGGGGATAAAGTTACGCTAGAGTAATATCAACGATGAGGTCTGTAACAGGAGCCCATAGCTTGAATCCTACATAACCGTAGAATACAACTTCTTTACCAGTCTTTCCTGAAACACCCTTCTCTTCCATCTGTACATCTCGGAGAGATGCGTACATAGCCTGACCCTTTACTCCGAACACTCGGTGTCCTGAGTTAGTTACAGTCTTTGTACCGATAGTTGCATCAACAAATGTACCAGTTCGTACAACGTAAATGTCGATACCAGCCTGAGATGTTAGGAGTCCATTCTTTAGAGCAAGGTCTGAGTATGAGAATCCTGAAGCCATTTGTGAGCCAAGGATACCAGGAACATCAGTGTTCTCGATAATAAGGAACATACCCTTGTACACTTCTGCGTAACCCATAACTTTTGAAGCTAGGTTTGCAAGAATTGTATTAGTGTTTGTTGTGTTGAATCCTCCTGCTGGAGTTGTGTAAGTACCTGTACCATCTTCACAGAGGTTGTTAACTACAAAGTAGTCAATCTTCTCTTTGATAGCGTAAGTAGCAGTGTTGATTACTGATTCGTATAGGTCTACACGTGTGTATCGTGATTCGTAGTCAAAGATGTGTCCTGCCCACTTAACCTCTTGGTCTACTGTGAGAGTATCATCTGTAGTTGTGATATCACTAACTGCGTATGTACCGTTAATAGCAGTAATATCTGCTGTGAAGTTTGTAATATATGGGTTCTCAATAGTCTTTGAGTTTCCATTGTCTACATTACATACTGCTTCTGCCACAAGTGCCTTTCGGAGCTGTGTGTTAAGCATTGTAGAAAAATATTTTTTTCTGTATGTGAATGTACTAAGTGTATTAGCCATTTTTTGGGATTAAATAATATTTTAATCCACCAACTTTTATTTTTTAGCCAGTCGAGCGTTGATTAATCTCTGTAGGTCGGCATCGTTATCAGGCATTATACCCTTACCAGCACGCTCTATGAGCATATCATCAGTCACTCTACTTGTAGCACGTCTAGCTGAAGATACGCTTGTAGCTTCTGCTGACCGTCTTTGTTCTTTTTCCTCATTTAGAATAGTCCTAACTGCATTTGTTTTCAGAGCTTCTGCTACTGTTGTATTCATAAGTTTTGCCATTTCGACAACCTTTGGGATATCTTCAGTATCAATGTCTGCTTTCATTATGGCAATAGTATCTATTGTGCTGAGTTGTTCAATGTTCTTAGGGCTTTCTTGTTTCTTTTCAGGAACTATACCCATTTTCTTTTCTGTCTGTTCTAGCTGTCTTTTGAGTCGAGCTCGTTTCTGCTCTAGAGTTTCAGTTTGTTTTTCAACTTCCTTTTCTTCTATTACTTCTGTAGCTTCCTCTACGACTGTATCATCTGCTAGTTCATCAAGTTCTACTTCTATCTCTTCATTGTTTTCTTGTGAGTCAATGATAACCTCTTCCTCTCCATTTTCATTTTCTGACATAAATGATAAGTTTTTTATTTAGTCACTTTTGAGGTGTGATAACCATATGTTTATAATTATACCATGCGTGAAAAATACATGCAAATTACTTTGCACTATTTTTCTTTTCAAGTTCTCTCATTGTTTCTTCAACATCTTCATTTTTCTTTCCAGCAAGAATAAATAGCTGATTAAGTTGCATCTCTACATGCCCTACGATTGTATTTCGAGCAGTGATGAAAATGTAATTATCTTCTGCACTATTTAGTTTGTTGAATGACAAAGCCTTGAATGTAATCCCTGAATTATCTTCCATATCTCTAAGCTCTGCAACTTTCTTGTCCATATATCGGATAACAATATCTCTACTTGCAAGGTTGAGATTGGCAATTTCTGGGTCTTGCCCATCTATTTTTACAGTCATCCATAGGTCAATAATCTGATGAAACGGTGCGTTTCCATCTAACTTTGGAGAAAAGCACTTCTCAATAAGATTAACAACCTCTCTAGACTTTAGCTGTCCGAAGAATGATTTTTCTGTTTCATTTAATTCCATTTCCAAAAAAAACTTTCTCAGAGATTTCAACAAGTCTTTATTTTCTGCAAAGACAGACTTCATAAGTCCGAGTTCTGCATTTGAAAATCTCATTTCTTTATCCATATTATTTTCTTTTTTTCTCTACACCTTTAATAGTTCCTTTATTCTTTGAAGCGTAGAATACTTTTTTGCCTGTTTTAGCACCGTATTCTTTCTTCATAGCCTTCATGATTTTAGTACCTTTTGGGTTTAATGGCATATGATTATGTTAATTGATAATTCCCACCAACTCTATTGTGTAGCCTGTGGGATAGCTGGCATAGGTTGTGTATTTTGCATAGTTTGATTTGATTGTGATTCGTTAGATAGTTCTACTTCTGATACTACTCCAGTATTGGCAATAATCTTGTTAAAGAGCATTTTCATGTTAGGGTCTTGAAGTACTGAAGGGTTTACTGCAATAGTCTGTAGAACTGTTGTAAGCGTTGTGAGGATAGCTTCCTTGTCCTTTTGTTCGTTTGTAGTTTCAACTTCTACTTCCCATTCAAAGCCTTTAAATAGTTCTCTCCATGTCATAGTAGAAACATCAGATGGAGATATAAATCTCTGGTTTCCGAACTGTGAAAGTTGCTTTTGTAGGTCTTGTGTTTCTGACTGAATCATTAAGTCTTGCTGATATGGAGAAACTACTGAGCCAGAAAGTACCATTTCTTTTACTTTCTTATTTGTTCTTCTAACAGCTTCGTTAGGAATATACATAGAATCAATCTTCTTGATATAGTGGTCATCAAGTGTAGCTGAGATTTCTTCTGTAGTATCAAGTGACTTCCTTACATATGGGAGTACAAACTCTCTCATCATAAGCTCGATATAGAATCCTTTATTCTCTGTCATTAGTTCAAACAATGAGTGAGCTTCTTGGTTAAGAACTGCAACTTGCCTGTATGCTGTACCTGACGGCATTGTATTCCCTGATATAGCATCTGGTGTAGATACAATTTCCTTTGCCCCATTCTGCCACATAGATGTATAGTTCTGTAGAGAAGTAATATCATGCGAACCGTTATTGATTTGAGTCAAAGGAGCGTTTGGAGCATGAGTTAAGATATCTCCGTTCTCAATAGACTTTAAAGCGTTTCTACCTACAAAGTTAGTATCTGCTGTTTGGAATATAAGTTTAGAAGCTAGGTCAAGCTGGTCTTTCATAGCCTTAACGGAGTGGTTTACCATCCATTGTGAATCAAACAAATATTCTACAGCACCAATACCTTGTGTTCTACCCTCTTCTTTTAGCAAGTGAGTAATTAGATATGGGCTTCTCTTCTCTCTACCTTTAGCTAATGTAAATGCAACGTCTTTACCATCTTCGCTTTTTTGTATAGACACTACATGCATCTGCTGAACGTATATATCCTCATCTTCTTCGTTTTCTGTAATCCATGACAATGGCAATACACCATGAACCTCATATAATTCTATGAAGTCGCGTACGTTATCTACATTACTATCATCAAGTAGTTTTCGTGACTGTTCTAGTTCGCATAGCTCCTCAACCTTTACTTGGTCAAATGCCTTGTTTTGCTTTAGCTCTGCTTCTGTATAAAATAGTCTTTCTATAACTGGTCTACTCTCAAAGTTAGCTTGGTCACAAATAATTCTATTCCACGGTACAACATCTCGATATAGTTCTCCATTCTTTTCTACAAACTTTGTCACTGCTGAACCATAACCTGCGAGTACGAGTCCCCAATCATTTAAGAACTGACCAAAATTACTCTTTCTCATCCATTCCTGTACTTTGATATTTGCGAGGAACGCTGTAATAACATTAGATTTCTTAGTAGATTTGATTGTTATGTTCTTTCGGTCAATATCCGTTGCTCTATGCCATATATTACGAGCTGACGTTACAATATTGAAAAATGGTTTATCTCTACCAAAAGAGTCTTTATCGCCAGAGATATGCTTCGAGTATAAGTATGCTGTAATACGTTCGGTGTTCTCGTACATGTTGAAGTCTACATACTTCCCCAGCTTTGTAGTGCCGATGGTGTAGTCCTGCTTCATGTCTGTAATAAGTTTTGTGATATTTTCTTCTACCATTATGTAAAGTCCACCAACTTTTATAAATAACTTAGAATAATTATACCAATATTTTTATTGAGTAGCAAGTTTCTACATGTCAACATGATTATCCACAGATTTACTTTGTGCTAAAATCCTCAAAGTTTGTTTCATTCCTGTTAAATTGCTCTTTTACTTTTTTGTTTACGTCTGTATCAACCTTGAAAAAGAAAGACAACCCATATCGAATCGCATCCATAGCATGATTATATATATCTTTAGGTGTATTTAGTGATTTACCGTCTTTATCCTCTGCCCATGCATAGTTTTCGTATTCTGTTTTAATGTTTGTAGAACGCTTTGTGTACCATATTTTTTGAGATTGGACATACTGTATACCTTGATTGATTGAGCCTTGCCCTTTTACAGCAGGTTGTACACTTAGCCCATATGCATTTATTTCATCAATACTTTTAGGCTCTGAACTATCTGCAATAACAATGCTCTGTTCTTGCATTTTCAAAAGGTTTGCAATATCTGGGTTTTTAAGTCCAGCCTGATAGGCTACCTCATCAAAGATATATCCACCGTTGTATTTATAAATAGCAACAATAGCTGTAGGGTCGTTTGAATATCCGAAGTCAACCCCATGACTTACGAGCTGAGCTTCATGTGGTACGGTATCAATAGGCAACCAGTTGTTATAAATCTTTCCTCTAACAGTTTCGGGTACATAGCCCTTAATCATGTTGTAGAAGTGATTTGGTTTTGTAGTTTCATATGCCCTGTACTTGTAGATAGTAGCTGGGTCTATATTCTTTATGTTATCTTCAAAGTCTGTAAAGATATATTCTACGTCTTGTATTTCAGATTTGAGCTCTGGTATGTAAAATCCTTTCTGCCCACTTTCTTTTAGGTTAAACCACTTCTTAATAATCCAGTGGTCTTTAGATGGTGGGTTAAGTAGTAGAATAATCTTAATATCTCCCTTTACTGTTCGGAGTGAGTCGTCTAACTGTATAAAATCTTCTTCATTTATTTCGTCTGCTTCTTCAATAATTACACAGTTATAGTTTGCAAGCGATTTGAGTTTGGCTTTCTGGTCGCCACTAGATTTTTTAAATCCTACAGCGTTGATAGTGTTTTGACCGTACTCGATAACCATAGCACTATCATTTACATTCAAGGCATCAATTATTCCATTTTCTTCTGCTCTGTCTTTAATTTCTCGATAAATAGAATTACGAATATCGCCAAGGATATATCGCATAATTGCACAACGAAAATACTCTGGGGCTGTTAGATTTGCTAAAGCCTTTTGTGATGCAACTGTTGAACGCCCAGCTCCTCGCCCTCCCATGAGGATAATGTATCGCTTGTCTGTCGTAAAAAGACTTTTATATTTCGTGTTAACTATTTGTTTCATCAGAAAACTCTTTGAAGATTAAGGTATTCCCCTTTATTGCTTTACCGTCAGAAGTAACATCCATTTTCTCTCCATATTTCTTTGGTTTCATTTTAGCCATCAGCCATTTACGCGTATCAACTCGAAGTCTAGCTCTTTGTATATTTTCTTGATTTACTTTAACCTTGATTGAACCATCGATATTAACTTCTTCCGAGTAATCGTTTACTGAATCATCTGAAATATCTAGTATCTCTTCCGCCATAGCATCGGTAGCTTCTTGCTTTGCCTTCTCGTAGTGCTCCGTAAACTCTGGGTGTTTTCTAAACCAAGTGAACACAGTAGACATAGCTGGCATATCATCATCTTTGCAAACAGTTCTTAATGATTTACCCATAGCAAGACGTTCGCAAACCTTAGTTGCTAACTCTATATTGTATTCTTCTGGTCTTCCTGTTTTAGCCATAGTTATATCTTCTTCCCCTTAGGGATTCTTACTGTCTTTCCAATTAAGAGATTACCTTTCTCCCATTGTTTATCGTTAATGTATTGCTTTGCTGTCTTGTTACCGTGTCTTGCTTTGAATGATGCTGTTCTACTTCCTCCTAGCTTTGTTCCTTTCTGTCCTCCTTGGATAGTCTTTACTTTCTTTCCATTCTCGTATATCTCTGCTTTCCAAGACTTGCCTTTTGCTGTAGCTTTCATTATCTTTGCTGTTGCCATATGATTATATTACTTTTTTATTCTTTATAAAATGAATCATGTCTGCATAGCATTGTTCACATAGTTCTATTTCCTTTTTTTCATCAAAAATCTTTCCTTTGATTCTATAGTTGAGTGTAACAGACCTAAGGTCAATTCTACCAGTTACATTTTCCATTAAAGTCTTACAGAAGTCGCATATATGAACTGTTGCCATGTTACTTATATAGGAAAATTAGTATAGCAATTACTCCTAGAATTATCTTAATGTACTGTATTGCTCTTTCTTCGTTTGATAGTTTTTTCATTTTCTTTATATCCTACACTTAATCCTTGTACAAATCCTAGTGCAAATGATACGAATGATGTACATGCCAATATAACTAGAATCGTGCCCACTGTTAAATACGACATGTATATATTATATAACACTACAATCTTTTAATCAATTCAGGATACTTCCAACCCATTTCAATTCCTTTTTGTTTTTGTTCCTCTTTAGTAAGTCCTTGGAACTTATAGCCGTCTTTATAGGCACACCAGTATATGTCTTGGTCATCTAGTTTTAATTTCTGCACGTCTACGTCTTTGAGTGCTCTTAAATATGCGTTTTTTATTTTAGGTATTAAAAAAGCGTATTTTGCTATTCTAATGGCTTTAACAAACTTATCTGATACAAAGTCTACATCTCTGTCTAAAGATAGCTTAGAAGCTAATTTTAGGGCTTTCAGAGGGTATTGTAGTGTATCTTCTGGTATAGAACTGAATAAGTCTTGTATTCTTAACCTGTACGCATCGTCATATTCCATCAAGTGAGCCACCAACTCTGCCACTTTGTCTGCTTTTTCTTCTTCGATTCCGTATGAGTATAAGAACATAAACATAAAAAATTGAAACTCGTTTGAAAATACCGTCTTGTGTTCATCTTTGAATATATTTTCCCCTACGGTCTTATAGCCTATACGAATGAAGCTATCTAGTATTTTGTTGAGCTTTTTTGTAGATAGGATTGATAGAACAGTCGGAATAATAAAAGTTTTTGTTGAGCAAATCTTTATTGATTCTATTATGACTGCTTTTAGGATATTTGCCTTTGCAAGTCTTTCGTTTTCTATGAATGTCTTAATCCTAAAGTCTGCCCCTTCTATGTCTACTTCGATTTTCCCATCTATGGATATACCAATAGGTTTTAAGAATGTATCAGTTTCATGCCTAATTAGGTCTTTACTGGTTCTGTACTTAAATACGCTATCTGGTAGCCTAGTCATTACTTCTTAGGTTGATTTACTGTTACGTTGATAGCCTGTGTATTTACACAAGACAATGACGTACTTGATTTAGTGATATATGACCCATAACAAGTTACGTTTCCGTCTGTGAACTTGTATACTGTCACAGCATCATTATCAATCAAAGTGTTAGTAATCTTAGTGAATCCGTCTAATGGCTGTACCTTGAACAAGGCGTATGCTGACACCCCTGTTGCGAGGAACATCCCAAAGATAATTGCTGTAATAATTGTTGTTTTCATAGTTATATATTATACCTTTTTTGTAATTCTGTCAACATACCCTACTTTCTGTTAAAAGTATCAATTGGAAACTGTAAAGAATTAATATATTCTTTTGTAGCATAGTCTACTTTCACTATTGTTACAGGCATTCCATAATTCCACCACCTACCCTGTGGAAATAGCCTATGTTTGTATGGTTTTCTCATAATCTTATCTCTAGCCCAAATGTATATAAACCGTATTAGTGTCTTTATTTGATGTATTCTGTCTTTTATCATGTTTCGCTTGTTATAATCGATTCTATGACCTTTTAGAGTGTTTCTTCCTCATATCCCTCACGTCATCAATGTTATATTTTATCTTTATATCATACTTGGCTTCTAACTGTGCTATTTTCTTTTCTACTTCGTCTAGTACGGCTATTGTTTTCTCTGTAGGCGTTAAGAGTTTTAGGTTTTTCATGGTTATACTTTATTTTATAGAAGAATAATAATTGTTAACAAAGTCAGTATAACTCCAATAAATATCCCATATGTAATTCCCTTACTGAAAACCCCTTCTGAATATTCATCTGCATAATTAAATGCAAGTAATACATATTCAGGTTCTTTTGATTTATAATTTAATATTTTGTTTAATGTATTCATTTGTTTATAAGGTTATTTTAATATGTTATTCCATATAATCTTCCTCATCTTACTAAAGTATCCGTCTCTTTGTTGCCAATAATGTTTTAAACACCATCTCCAACCTCCATTGTCTTCTATGATTGCAGTTTTGTTACATGTTGTCCACCAGCATTTTCTTTTTTTCTCTGCAATTTGCTCTTTAGTCGCCTTGCATGTTCTGCATTCTAAGTTACTTGTTTCTACTTGTTCTTTTTTGTTCATGTCTTTTTTAGGTTATTTTATATATTTGATAACAGTTAACCAAAAAGCAATTACACACATAAAAGTAAAGATATATAATGTTGGATATTTGTCGTAAAAGTTTCTCATATTTATTATTTA